CCATAATAGCACTTATACATTTACCATGCTGTGCAATATATTTACTAATACGATTGTCATTATATTCTATACTCATAGTAGGTATATACGATTCTTTAATATATTTTAAAGTATCCTTATTTATATGCTTCAGTGACTGATGTATTGTCCCCCTACCAACTTTAGTATAATTACATATATCTTGACTAAAGTTTATAGGTGTTACGTTCTTTTGAGCATATATAGGTGACATAACTACCCCACTTATCATGAAGTATTTAGGGTTATACCCTTTATATCTTTTACGTTGGTGCATAGATAGATTTTCAGTTTTTGCTTCGGTTCGATTATTTTTAAGTCCTTTTAAGGTCTGAGAACAACTATAGTTTATATCCCTCAAATTTTTTGTTATATGGGTAGCCACTTTATAGTAGTTTTGTATCCCATGTACCACAGAGTTATATGAATTTATATTTGATTTCGTTGGTCTCTTTTTAATTTTCTTTATTTCTTTTCTAATTTTAGTAGTAGCGTTAGTTTTAGCTTTATCACTCATATATGTTTTAGCAACCCACAATGTTTTATAATCTTTTGTTTTTCTAAGTTTATTTCTTTTCCATTCAGCTTTCATTTTAAAACCTAAAAACTCAGAATAGCTTTTCTTTAGATTCAATACCTTAGACTTCTCAGCTGAACATTCTAATCCTAGCCTATTTTTAAGCATATCTCCTACTGCAATATCTATAGCTTTTGCTTGACTTCTAGTTCTACAAAAAATTTTAAAATCATCGGCATACCTAACAATGTAGATTTCTTTTAGTTTACTCTTCTTTAACATTTTATTCCTAATACTATGGTCAACCACTATTTTACCTGTTTTAGAGGTTCTATATTTTGTGTAATCTTTATCAGTTTTAAATGTTTCCCACTGATTAGATACCCACCAATCTAGTTCATTAAGTACTATATTACTTAATAAAGGGCTTAGTATACCACCTTGGGGTACTCCTTTTGTAGGTATCCCTATGCCTTCTATTGGTGCTTTTAGCATTACAGATATTATTTTAAGTAGTTTTTTATCTTTTACCCCTAATGCCCATAACTGTTTCAGTAGTTTACCATGATTAACATTATCAAAGAATCCTTTTATATCTACATCTACACAGTGGTATAGTTTAGTTATATTTATCAAGTACACTGACCTAGTAATAGCGTGATGTGTACTCCTATTCGGTCTAAAACCATAACTGTGTTTATGGAACTTCGCTTCACATATAGGCTCTAATACTTGCAATATACATTGTTGGAATAATCTATCCCAAATAGTGGGTATACCTAAGGGTCTTGTTTTACCATTAGCTTTAGGTATCTCTACTCTCCTTATAGATTTTGGTGTGTAAAAATCAAACATAGTTTTGATTTTAGTTATTACTTCATCAATATCTATATTATTTATGTCTTTAATTGTAGAACCATCTGTACCCTTAGTCTTACTACCTGTGTTAGATTTTATGTTTCTATACGCTAATCTAATATTATCCTCGTCTGACATTATATTTACTAATTTATAAAAGTTATAACCTTTTTGGCTTTTATAGTACAATGTATCAAAAGTATCTTGTACATCATAATATTCATTATGCCTAAGTTTCTTCTTGGTCTCCAAGTCGATTACCCCCTTTGTTATAAAATAACAGGGATATATCTTTTTTAGTCACACCAGAACCTTAAGGACTTAAAGGAACTTAAAAAAAATTATTCAATCTTCATTTAGACTAGTGGCTATCCCTCCATGTTCGTTACACATTTCATAGGTACTGTGCCACCACTTTCACAAGCATAAAACAAAGTTATCCTTTATCAACTATTATCGTTTTAAGTTTTCCTTTGTACCGTTTCATAGACCATAGAGAGTCTCCACGTCACTTGCTTACCATGTTGAAATATATTTATCTATTACGATGAATTTAGGTGCTTTCTTTGAGCCTGTTGGCGTTCCAAAACCTTTAATTTTGCAAGGATGTTCACAGTGACCATCATTACTAATCCCCATCCAACCTACCTCTAAGGGTAGAACTACCTCTTCGATAGCCTATATTTCTAGACTCGTACATTCAAAAGTTCGTCAGAAATTTTTTTAACGTAACGTATAGTTTAATCTCATTCTCACCATGTCCATCAGACACAAGCAATATGATTTACGCCTTACCCCTCGGTTTGGTTTTCGTCAGCCTAACTGTTACGGTAAATTCTCTTGCCTTGACATCGGGCTTAATACACGCCTAACCCTTATTTAAGTTCGTGCATTCCGACCTCGTGTGTTCCCTTCAGGGCGTTACCCCTTCATTCGAAACATCAATATATTCCTTTACACTGAAATATTTCAGTGTAGTCTACCTTTACCGAAGTAGCGTTAAACACTCTTCATTAATAGACAACATGTCGCACAATCACAATATTCATCCACCCAATCTCCCAAGAAATAAAATCTGTCTATTACAGCACGACTTTTCTCATCTTGAAAAGTACCAAATAATATAGGGTCTTTTTCTCTACGTTCTTTTTCTACCTGCCTTTCCATTTTACCTGTATAGTCAGTAAATAATATATATAACTGGTCAAATTTACCCTTAGTCTGTTTAATCACTTCTACAATTTCATCTGGTATTTCCCTTTCGTAACGTTCCAATTCTATTAATTTAACTACATCTTTAGCTATATTATCTATGTACTCTTCTACATCATCTCTATATATAAAAGTATTAATACCCATTTTAACTATTTCTCTTTCTTTTTCTATTGCTTCCAAGTGAAATATTAATTTTTTTAATCCTGATGTTTGTTCTGTTGTAACATATTTTTCAGCTAATGTTAATCCGTTATTATAAATTTCTACTAGTTCATTATCTGTAATTGTATGTCTCTTTTGTTTTATTAAATCAAAATATTCTTTTGGTGTTAATTCCTTTTTAATATCCATTATATAACCTCCCTTTATTTCAAATTATTTTAATGTATTTCATTATCCAAACATATTAAATTGTAAAAATACGAACGTTGCTATACTGATAGCTTGAACGAGAAAGTTCGATGCAGGAATGCCCTCTTTAAGTTTAATAAAATATCCATTTATAACAGTAAACCATATAGCGACTACTAAACTAATGAACTTTATAATAATCATTTAAATATCCTCCTAAAATTTTATTGTTTTTTAATTAAATCTCTTTAAAAGCATTGTTTTATATATTTATGCTTTGTTGCATATTACTTTATTTTTGTGAACTAATGCTTCCATCCCAAAAATGGAAATATTCCATGCACTAGATGTTCTATTAAATCTCCTGTTTCGTGTAAAATTATTTTTAAACATTTCTTACTTACACTTAAATTAGCTTTTAAATGCTCAATATATTTCATGCTCTTCTATACTTCAACTTGTACTATCATAGTGTATTGACCTTTTTCTAACTTAATATCTTTTAAATCTGTTGGTGAAGGTATTTCATCTCCATCTTCTAACATACCTGTTAAATGCAATTCTAGTGCATCATGTGCCATATAATAAGCGTCTGCTATGTCATCACCTTCTGTTATACATCCTTTAAAATCAGGGAATGTAATACAATAACCTCCACATTCTAAATCTTGTGTTAATATAGCTACATACGTACATTTCTTCATATTCATAAAATATTTCCTCCTTTTCACATATAATATAATCATTACACATTATCACTTACGATAAAAGTCTTAATTTATATCCTTTTACATCTAGCTTTGTCCTTACAAACTTGATTTACGATCTTACTTTCTTCTTTTGTCTTAGCAGATACCACACAACTCAATACAGAACTTTTGTTGTAATATCCTTCAATTGTATAAGTTGGTATTCCATTATCTCTTAATGTATCAGCTATAATTTTACTATCTTCTCTTGTTCTTGGAGCTACAAAGAATGTCCATTCCTCATCTTTCTTAAACTTATTAAATAATCCTGTAGCTAAAAATGTTCCTAATGTCTCAGCAACCCCTATTACAACTATTCCTATATAACTTTTAGCTATTACTACATTCATTAGGATTATAGCATTTGTAATAGAAGCTACACCTTTTAATATTCCTGCCAATTTATCATACCCATAAATTAAAGCTTTTGTTTTAGTTGTTGTGAACATACAATCTACTAATTTTAATACAAATACCAATATATATAGCTTAATCATCCTACCATCCTTTCTTTGTTACCTTTTTTGTTATCTCTTGTATAACGTTAATTGCATACTATATATATTCTTTTATATTACATTTTTTCCTTTATAAATTCTTCTGTTATTTCTCTTAACTCCTGAACACTCTGTTCTAAGTCTCTATTAACTATCTTTGTATCATATTTTAATCCTCTGAACATCTTAAAATCATTAATCAATCTTGATATCCCTTTTACTAATCCATCTCGTTTGATTAATCTTTTAATTCTAGTCAAGAATGGAACTGTAACATATACGATTTTGTAATCTACTCTGCTTTCTACTTTATTAGCGAAATAATCTACTCCTGCCTTATCTATGATGTAATATGTACTTTCCTCCACTTGATCCATGTTTGCCCAATAATGATTACCATTAAAATATGTATAAGCTACAGTATCAACTTCGTTCCCTAATTTGTCATATACTTTTATTTCATTGGTTTTGTCATCTCTAATAAATGTGTAATCTTTTTCTCTAACAAATATATGTCCTTTTTCATCCTTTGTTCTTTTAGGTCTAGTAGTATAACTTTGTATAGCTTTATATCCATACCATTCCATTTCTTCTATTATAGTTGATTTACCACTTGCAGATTGTCCTAAGACTAAAATTATTTTTGGTTTATTCATAAATCACACTCCCTTATAATTTATATTTTAATTTAATTTAATTTCTTTGATATTATCTCATCTAATAACTTGTTGACCCTATCATACTCATTGTGACTAATTACTCTAACAAATCCTGCTGTCTTATAGTCATTTAATCTTAATCCTCCAACTACTAAATAGTATTCCCCTCCTTCGTAGTCTTTAACATAAATCTTACTATCTTTTCTCAATTCCATTGAAGCATAGTTTAAGTTCATATATCTACCCACCTACCTTTTAACTAATTTGTATTCTAGATTGTTTATATCTCCTTTCCACATTTATAAGTATACTACCATACTTTTCTAATGTCAACTATCATTTTAATATATTTTAATTTATTTTTATTTAATTTATACCTTTTAATAAAACAAAAAAGACGCTAGTTAAACACTAGCGTCTTTCAATTTAACTTAAAACTCAAATTTTATGTAATATCATCACTCTAAATATTTTCCCTAACTACTCTGCATGGATTCCCATATGCAACCTTATCAGATGGAATATTTTTTGTAACTATGCTTCCTGCACCTATTACAACATTGTCTCCAATTTTTATTCCTGGCATTATAATTGCTCCTCCACCAATCCAAACATTATTGCCTATAGTAACGGGTGCTGTTTGCGTTTTGCAAAATTCAAAAGACCCATCTTTCTTAATTTGACCAAAACGTTCTATTGCATTTATAGGATGAAATGCTGTATATACCTGAACATTAGGAGCAATCAATACATTATCCCCGATAATAATTTTATTATCATCTAAAAAAGTACAATTCATATTTACTTCGCAATTATTTCCAAAATAAATATTACTTCCATAATCAACAAAGAACGGTGAAGTAATCCAAAGGTTTTCCCCTCTACTCCCAAGTAATTCATTAAGAATATTATTTTTTGTATCTAAATCCTCAGACATACTATTATTATATTTTCTAATCAAGTTTTTTGCTTTATGCCACTGTGTAATCAATTCTAAATCCCCACAATCATAAAACTGCCCCGCTAACATCTTTTCTTTTTCCGTCATAATATCCTCCCATTCTAAAACTCTTATTTAAATAACGTTTTTAGTATTTTAATAGCCTCATCCTTTTTTAAAACTTTACCATAAGACATAACTTTGTCATTTATAACAAGTGCAGGTGTAATCATAACTCCATATTTAGCAATTTCTGAAAAATCAGTAACATGTTCTATAGTAGTAATCATACCAAGTTCCTTAAGAGCTTCTTTTACATTCGCTTCAAGCTCATTGCATTTTTTACATCCTGAACCAAGCACTTTGATATATACTCCATCAGATTTTATTTTTCCCATGGTACTTGTATTGCAACTTCCTCCACAACAACTATTTTCTTTTTTCTTTTTACCAAAATTAAATAATCCCATACTGTCACATCCTCCCAAATAATATATATCTTAAAACTTTTAAAATATTAGTCATATTTACATTTATATTATTAAACTTTTTATTTCTACCTTATTATGCAAATACAAATTGAAAAATATTAAAAAAATAACCTATAATAATAATCCCAACAGTTACAATACTAATAAAAACTACTAACAGTTTTGGTTTAACGGCTTTACGAAGCATAATCATTGATGGAAGGGATAATGCTGTAACCCCCATCATAAAAGAAAGAACTGTTCCAAGCCCTACACCTTTTGCAAATAATGCTTCAGCAATTGGAATTGTACCAAAAATATCTGCATACATTGGTATACCTATTATGGTTGCCAAAATTACAGAAAAAGGATTCTCTTGCCCAAGAATATTTTGAATAACATCTGTTGGTATCCAATTATGAATAAGTGAACCAATTCCTACTCCAATTAATACATACCAAAAAACCTTTTTTACTGTAGATTGAACTTGTCCCCAAGCATAGAAAATACGATCTTTTTTAGTAAGTTCATGTGATTCAATATCAACACTTCCTGCTGTTTTTACAAATTCCTGAACATATTTTTCCATACCCAACTTTTCAATAAGTGTTCCACCTACTATTGCAAGAATAAGTCCAACAATTACATATGCAACAGCTATCTTCACACCGAAAATACTCATTAATAATATTAAAGAACCTAAATCCACCAAAGGCGATGATATTAAAAATGAAAATGTTACTCCTACTGGCAACCCAGCACTTGAGAATCCTATAAATAATGGGATAGATGAACACGAACAAAAAGGTGTTACTGTTCCAAGCAAAGCTGATATACCATTTGCTACAACTCCTTTAAATCGTCCTAATATCCTTTTTGTTCTTTCTGGTGGAAAGTAACTTTGGATATAGGAAATAATGAATATTAATACAGATAATAATATAAATATTTTTATTGTATCATAAATGAAAAATTGTATACTCCCCCCGACTCTACCTGTAATATCAACTCCTAAATTAGTAATAATATTACCAATTAAAATATTTAACCATTTCATACTTAGTATTTGATTTTGGAAAAAGCTCCAAACCATCTACTACCACCTCCTTTAATACATATTGATACATTTAAAAATGTCGATATGTTTTTCTTTATAAATGCCATCCTTTAAAAGATGGCTATTTATAATCATATTTTCTTTTTTTCAACATTAATAATTTCATTAAGTAGTTCTTTAGCATGCTTACAACCTGACTCACTGATTGAATAATAAGTCCATTTTCCTTCTTTTCTACTTTTAATCACTCCAGAGTCACATAGTATTTTCATATGATGTGAAAGTGTTGACTGGCTTATATGCAAATTATCTAATAATGCACATGCACATCTCTCTCCGTTTTGTAAAAGTTCCAAAATCATTAGACGGTTTTCATCACAAAACGCCTTAAATATTTTTGCATTTTCTTTATATCTCATCTCCATATCATCACCCTCAAATCTGTCTTGTGCTATAATTATATTCCTCATATCGAAAAATGTCAATATATTTTTATTTAATTATTATTTAATTAATTTTTTAATTAATATATGTATAATAATCTTAAACAACCATTTGGTTGTAAAAACTATGTAAATATTCCTCAAAATCAAAGTCTAAATCAAATAAATTTATAAATATACTCATTAAAACTTGTACTACTATACTATTCCCTGCTTGTTTGTATAATTGAGAATCGGATATTCCTAACTTCTGTGTATTATAAAAATCTATATCGGTAAATCCCATCAATCTCCAACATTCCAAAGGTGTTAATTTTCTTATAGAATAGTTTTTTTGACATATTGTGCCTTGATTACAACTACAAGTTAAAGTTTGTGCAACTCCATGCCCAACTCTACCTCTTCTAGTTTTACTATTTGGTTGTTCTAAGTTTATTGAATCACCTACTGTTGCCTCATCATAACCTTTTTTAGTAGCTTGTTTTATTTTAGTTACCTCATCATCTAGCTTCTCTAACAATATACTGCACTTGTCGTTATCAATATAGAACCTTTCATCAACTTGATTTTGCAATATATCTTTTAATCTGTACCCATAATCCTTACCTTCATTAAATTTCATTTGTTTATTATCTATGTATTCTCTTATTCCTATAACGAATATTCTTTCTCTATTCTGAGGTATACCAAAGTTTTTAGCATTTAAACATTTATATTTCCCTTTATCATTTGTTAAAACATATGTATTGTATCCTATTTCCTTTAATTCATTTATTATATCTTCAAAATCATTTACAAACTTCTTACTTATTAGATTCTTAACATTCTCTATCATTATGTACTTTGGTTTCTTGGCTTTGATTACTCTAATACCATCTACGTATAATCCGCTTCTAGTTTTATCTCCATTTTCATCAACAAATCCCTTTTGTTTACCCGAAACGGATATATCAGTACAGGGAAAACTAAAATTAAACAAATCAAAATCAGGTAATTCATTTGGATCTATTATTGATATATCTCCATAATTCTTTAGCGACACACTTGCTTCATATACTTTTTTTAATTTATCTAACCTTAAAGATTTAGCTTTATTCTTACCTTTCTTAAAATCATATCCTATATTCCTATCCTCTAAATATTTAACCATTTCTTTTTTAGTGGGGAAATTGATTATTTTATTGTTAATTTGATGTACTCCACTATAAGATATAATAGCATCTACATCAATTTCACTCATACCAACCAATTCAATTTCTACGCCTATATTTTTTAGTGCTTTATGTAACGCTCCTATCCCTGCAAAACTATCAAATAATCTAATTTTTATATTTTGTTTGTTGTTCATATAACTCCTCCTAAATTTTATATTATTTTTTATATTTTAATTTAATTTTAATATGTATTTTTGTAACTCTTTAAATATATTATCTACAACATTATAGCTCATCGCATTTCCCATCAATTTATATGCCTGTGTATCACTTATTACTATTTTATATGTATTAGGCAATCCTTGTAATCTAGCACATTCTCTAGGGGTTAGTCTTCTTAAATTAGTTTTACCTTGTGGTTTATATTCTGTATGATAATAATTATCACAACTCGCCCTATGCATTTTAGCCATTGTGGCTGTTAATGGTCTAGCTATTTTTAAATCTGTTTCAGGCTTGGCTTTCCATCCACCAGTTCCCCAACTCATAACTGTTTTATACATCTTATCAGTCAAATAGTATTTATCATTAACGTCTTTTTCTAGTAAATCTTGGACATTTAATTTTAATTCTATTTCAGTTGGAAATTTATAATCAAAATCTCCTAAATCTTTTCTTTGTCCTACTATATATAATCTTCTTCTTGTATGTGGCAAACCATAATCAGAAGTATTCATTATCTGATATTTAATGTTATAATTTCCTTCAAAACATTCTTTAACTATTTTAAAATCTTCACCATCATTTGAGTGTAGCAGATTTCTTACATTTTCAAAAATAAACCATTTGGGCAGTTGTTCGTTTAAAATTCTTATGTAATCATAAAATAACTTACTTTCATTCCCCCTTAACCCCTCTACCTTACCATTTTTAGTATTTGTTTTTCGCATAATAGAAATATTTTGACAGGGCGATCCCCCTATTAATAAATCGAATTTAGGTAATTCTTTTTCATTTATTTTTGTAATATCCCCATAATTAATTTTATTAGGAAAGTTTGATTCATAATTCTTTATCGCATATTTATCAACTTCAGAATACCCTATACACTCTCCACCATAATTATCTAAAACCATACCTCCTAAGCCCGATCCTGCAAATAATTCTAAATACTTAAAAATTTTCATAAATATCATTTCCTTTCTTTTTTAGTTTTTTATTTTAATTAACTTTTATATCACAATAAAATAATCAATTTAAGCACTTTTAACACCCTTTAACCCCTTATACATCAAGGGTTTGCAATACTCATTTTTAGTAAAATCCTGAAAATCTTAAAAATCCATTTTAAATAGAGTATATTGGATAATCTTAATTTTTAAGATTTTACAAGAATTAAGCATTTAAAATGACGATTATTTATGTTTTAATATGTAAATTAATTTTTAATTTAATTATTTTAATTTTTCATCTTAAGTTATTACTATTACAAAACCTAACCTAATTTTTAAAATATTCTTTTTCTATATTGTGTATTACCACTATGTTATTATCATGTAATCCTATTAAACTCTTATTAGGTAAATTTTCATCTATATTAAATGGTATTTTAATATTATAAGCATAATAACATTGATTTTTAAAGTTAAATCCACAGTTTACCGAATACCACAATTCAATAATATCTTCATTTAAAGTAGAAGACGAAGTAACTAAACGAGTTAATAATTGATTAATATTAGAATTTACATCTATTGAGTCACAGATTTCAGTAAAACACGATGGAGATAAATAAATATTATTTACATTATACTTGGTAATTAATTCGTTTAAGAAAGTAAAGCGCATGCCACCACACCAGCAAATTACTTCATCTTGGTTGATTTTAGATAATTGATGAAGGGCAAATGGTTGTGTATTGTCTTTCGCTATAGATTGATTTGTATTAAATAATAAAAGTTTTTGAAAATCTGATAAACTCATATTAGATGTTAATGTAGAAATATCATTGATATTTTCAACGTTTAATTCAATCATTTTATAATTACGGATAATTTGTTGTTTTACTTGATTATCCATTGATCTTCTATATGTTAGCTCCTCTTTATCATCAAGAAAAACTTTATGTATTATGCTCTCCTGTTGACTATTGCTATAATCTAATATTTCTATTTTAAATAATTTCATTATAATCCACCTTTCCTATCATCTTTTATAAAATAACTGTCCTTATTTTCATCACAGTTGAATTTAGCCATGCTTATACATTTAAATTCTTGTTTAATTTCTTTATATTTTGATCGTAGGCATTTATCTTTATTTTTACAGTTTTGAGTACAACACCAAGTCATATCATATATCCACCACTTTTCTTCATATTTTAATTTAACTTTAGTAACTTTAAAATAGACATTTTATTTAATTTTAAATATATGTATTTATATAACTTTCTTATTCTTTTCTTTTAAATATGTATTAATTCTTTCTTGACATATATTAAAATATTTTTTATCTTTTTCAAGCCCTATAAATTTTCTATTGGTTTCTAAACAAGCTACTGCAGTTGTACCTGATCCAATTGTAAAATCTAAAACCATATTATTTTCATTTGTATAGGTTTTTACCAAATCTTTAATTAAATCAACTGGTTTTTCGGTTGGATGTATTGGTGGGTGAGGTCTTGGATATATCATTAACTGACGAGGATATTTTTTAGTATCTCCTCTTCTCTTTGCTGAAGGATTATGACAACTATTGAATCCATTATAATTATTATTACTATGTAACCTTTCTCTAAACTTTATCCCCATTCCATGTAATGGCTTCCCTTCCCAAAATTGAGGATTATAAGTGCATTGTTTTTCATAGAAAATAGCTATTTCTTCTATATCTTTTAAAGGCATACGCTTAGCATTTAAAAACCCACTTGGTCTATCTTTTTGCCAATATTTCATAATCTTAAAGTGTTTTAAATTACTACATATTAGACTACTAGTAAATGGTTGATTGGTTAATATTATAATAGGTGTAGTTTTATTTTTACGTACTTTATATAACTTATCCCACATTGTATCAAAGGGAATTACGCTATCCCATTTATTTTTTGTTATTCCTTGAGGTATATCAGTAATTATTGCATCTACTTTTATCCCTTGTTTTATCATTAAATCCATACCTTCTAAACAATCCATATTATAAATTGTATTTATTTCTATATTCATTTAACCCCCTCCTCTAATTTATTTGTTTTTTAATTTAATTTTAAATCCTATAAAATGAGTTTTTTATTTTACTTACTAATCATCTATTAATTCTTCTAAATCCTGTCCTCAATAAACTGTATTATCACTATTCTTTACTCCTACAATTCTTGTGTCTATGCGAAGCAAATCTTCCTCTTTATTATCTAATAATATATCTTACATCATCTTTGCCCCTCAATATCTTTAATTCAATTTTACATAAAACTTGAATTTTATCTATAGGGGGAAATATTAATATACTCCCCCCTATAATTAATTATTTTATCATCTCCACAAATTCTTCCTCTGTAATAATAGGAATATTTAAATCTTTAGCCTTTTGATTTTTACTTGAAGTAGATTCCACATCATTGTTTATTAGATAATCTGTCTTTTTTGAAACTGATCCTGTAACCTTGCCACCCATTTCTTCAATCTTTGCTTTTACTTCATTTCTATTTTTAAATACATGAACATCGCCTGTAATAACAAAAGTTTTTCCTTCTAACTTATTACTACTACTTTCTTTAACTTCCTCAAAATCAATAAACTTAAGCAATTTATTAACTAAATTTATACTGTCTTTATTAATAATGAAGTAATTATATATTTCATTGCCTACTACATCACCAATTCCATCAATACTATATATTTCTTCTAAATTACAATTCATTACTTTTTCTATACTTTTAAATTTCTTAACCAATAGTTTAGCAGTTCCTAATCCTACACTTGGCACACCTAATGCAAATATAAAATTCTCTAATTTACAATGTTTAGATTTTTCAATTGCTTCTATCATGTTATTGTAAGATTTAGTACCAAAGCCATCTATATTAATGATTTCTTCTTTATACTGTTCAAGTTTATATATATCATCTATATCTTTTAAATACCCTAAATTTACGAATTTTTCTATAGTTTTTTCTGATAATCCATCTATATTCATAGCATTTCTGCTACAATAATGAACAATTCTTGATATATGTTTAGCTGAACATTCAGGATTGATACATATTAATACTCTTGCAGTTTTTAAAAGTTTTTCTTCTGTTTTCCCTCCACATACAGGACATTCAGTTGGAATTATTTCTGTATTACTCATAGTATCGTTGCTCATAACTTTAGGTATTACCTGATTAGCTTTAATAACTTTTATAGTATCCCCTTGACCAAGTTTTAAATCTTCAAAATAGTCTAAATTGTGTAATGTAGCACGTTCTACTACGCTTCCTTCAATTTCAACAGGTTCAAATCTTGCTACAGGATTAATCATTCCTGTACGTGATACTTGCCATTCTGTAGCTATATATTTAGTTTCATATTCTTCATCATAAAATTTATAAGCTATACTATGTAATGGATGATGAAGTGTATCTCCTAATGAATTAGCATACTCTATATTATTATAAGCAAATACAAGTCCGTCTATAGGAAATCCTTTTTCATATGCTGATTTTTGCATTTTTGATATCACTTGTTCTAATTCTTCGCTATTATCATATTTTATATATTCTATAGTTTCAAACCCTAATCTACTTAAAAACTCCAACTGTTCTTCTTTTGTTTTAAATTCTGCCTCTCCACATTCTAATAGGCTGAACGCATAGAATCTTACATTCCTTTTATCACATATTTTAGAGTCTAACTGCCTCACGCTTCCTGCAACTAAATTTCGTGAATTAGAGTACTTATCTTCTTCATCTAATTTAGCATTTATCAATTCAAAATCTTCATCTAATATTACAGACTCACCTGACAATTTTAAATATCCTTTAAAATCTATTTGTAAAGGTATGTTTTTAAACGTTTTAACATTATGAGTTATATCTTCGCCTATTTCACCGTTGCCTCTTGTACTTCCTTGTAGCAATTGTCCATTATCATAAATTAATTCACAAGTTAGTCCATCGCCTTTATCCATTATTAATATTTCGTTATTACCTATAAATTTTTGTAAATCGTCTATAGATTTTGTTTTACCTAATGATTTTAATGGTATATTATGTACAACTTTATCTAATTTACTCTTTACTTCATATCCTACTTTTTGAGTTGGAGAATTACTTAATATTACTTCGGTTTCTTGCTCTAATTGTTTTAATTCATCAAATTTATCATCCCATTCTTTATCGATCATTGTAGTTTTATCACTGTTATAATATTTATCACTTGCTTCATTTAATTCTTTAATTAACTCTTTTACTCTTTGTGTTTTATCTTCCATATTGACACCCTTTCTTAATTTAATTTATTTATATAATTATATAATATCTTAGCTCAGTTAACAAACATTTTTATTAGGCTTTGATAATAATGCTAAAACATTACGTGTATAACCCTTTTCATATTCTTTGTAAATATCCTTGATTGTCCAATTGTTGAGTTGCATTATATGTAGTATTCTATTTACAGTTAAATTTGTTTTATGTATTAAATCCAATCTCTCAAAATTTGATTTTAATTTGTCCATATCTTTATTATTAAAATTTTCTTCAAATTCTCTTAACTGTAATTCATTTTCTAGCGTTCTCTTTCTTAATACTATATTTCTATAATCAGATAATATCGTACTTGTGTCATCCAATTTACTTCTCATTTTTTGAAATTCTATTTCTCTTTCTTTAACTCCGTTTATTAATAACTCTTTGCTTAATATTTTTCCCATGTGTAAACCCCCAATATTTTAATTTATTTTTACTAGTTGGCTTTTAATATGGGTTAAACAGCTTTATTGCCTTTAACCCATATTTATATACATTAACAAGAAAACACGTACCCTTTAGGGTAGTTGGCAGTTGACTATTCAGATTTTTCTTTTTTAATAGAATCCCACAATCTTTTTAATGAGTGATATGTTCTCTTATTGCGAGATGCTATTACGTCCTTAAAGTCTTGCACAACAAGTTTACCTTTTTTAGCTTCTATTTTTTCTAATTGTTCTATCATGCCACTTTGTTCTAGTGTTGTTGTGTTTAATTTTTTAACAAAATATAAATTTTCATTGCCTTCAAAATAGTCTGTAGCATAATAAATTCTATTTGTAATTGTAGATACTGAAACAGGTGTATTTTCCTCTTCTTCATTAATATCCTTTAATTTACGTGAAGATTTTCTTACTACATAGTCATTTTGTACTACATAATGAGGCGCAGGATTTTTACCAATCTTGCCTGTTTTAATAGCCATATCTTTTTCTGGATCAGTAAACAACTTACTTTCTGGCATAATCATCACAGTTTCTTCAATAGCATCTTTTATATATTCCATAGTTCTTGGATGTACATTAGTTAATATTCTCTCAGGCTTATGAATGATTTCACCTGTACGTGGATTAATTTCATCATACGCACGTATTGTAATACTATTGTTGTCAAAATCTACATCTTCAACTTTTAAGTTTCTCATTTCACATTTTTCTTTCCCAACTATACCTTCAAAGAATAATATGAAGATTACTGCTATCTGAGAACTTTCCATAATGTCACAAATATTATATAGCTGTTCTCTAGTGATATATTTATATTTATCTAAATTTCTTACTACATAATCTTTTAAATTAGCAATAGTGTCGCAGAAATTTATTGCATTAGATCTAATTCCCATACTAATACAAAAATCAATATACTTTTTAATATGAGTGAGCCTTACTGCTAAACTTCCTTCTGAAGTTGCCTTAAATGACTTTAATAAACTTTCTATTTCATACTTATTAAAATTATAGATATCCTTATCTAAATCTTTTTCCATATAAAAATTAGTCAAATAGAAAGTTCTTTTTATATTTAGTTTAGTCTGTTCATTATCATAGTAGTAGTCTATGAATCGATTTTTTACATCTTCATTGTACATTTCTTCTGTAACAACGAATCTTCTTTTATATTGTTTTACATTAGCCATCTATAGCCACCTCTCTTTCTGCTAAAGATTTTTGTAATTTATTGGATATAATTTTATAATCATTTGGCTTCAATATTTTTTTATTTCCAGAAACACTTTCTACTTCTTCGATACTTAATTTTTCGAAAATATCAAACGCTTTATCTTCCCAATCTTTAAACTTATATAACTTTTTAGCTATATCACAAAATGCAATAAATGTATTTTTTCTATAAAATAATTCCTTGGGTTGCAAATTGCTTTTATTAAAATAGTCTTTATAACAATCTATAGCCACATCAAAGAATTTACTTAAATAGCTTCTAATCTCTCTATATTCTTTTCTTCCATCTATATCAAAATAATTATTTATAGCAGAACCAAGTGTTAAAACATCAGTGTATTGACAATGCTTAGTTAGTTCTATTAAATCATTAGCTACTTTGCCCTTTAATTCTTTGCTTAATGTTTTTAGTTCTTTTGCCATAGCAACACCTTTATTATCAGGATCACGTCTTTGTAAAGAATTTTCATCAATCTTAGTTCCTGAATTTTCTTGGATGATATGGTGTATAGCCTGTTCTTCGTTAAACACAAAGACATTTAGCATATTATATTTATCTGTATTAGGATATTCTTCTACGTATATTTCTTGCGCAGATGTCCTATGCTGACCATCTAGTAAATCAACGTAAGAATGTTGTCTACCATCAACTTTGATTTTTAACCAACCAAAATCACCAACATTCATACCACCATCATCAAACTGCGGATCGTCTCCTTCATTATCTCTAATATTTAAAGTTAGCATATTAGGATTAAATCTATCATTCTTTAAATCATTATAAATTTTATTTACATTTTCTTGATGTATAGTAATGAATTCATTTATTTGTCCTTTAACCATCTTTTTAGTCGTTTCTCTTTGTGTATTAGGATTATATATTATTAATCCTCTTTTATAATAATCTACATATTCTACCATAGATATATATGGACATACATAATGATTTTCTGCATTTTTTCTTACATATAATTTTATTATGTTATTTTCTTTAGATACTTCTTTTTTATATAAATTAATTGAGTTAATCTCTGTTTCTGTGTAAAAGTTTTCTGGATTTAACTTTTCAAGATTAGGAATGATTAATATTTTGTTTTTAGAATATTTTGTCCCAACTTCATAAATCGCTTTTAAGAAACTACCTAACTCATCTACCTCTTCTAATTTATACGTTGGGGTAATTCCTCCAAATAAGCCACTTATTGTTCCTATAGTTATATTTTTATCTTCTAATTGTTCTGCTACATCATATACCATCTTAGGATATAATGCATACATTTTAGGTAATTCTTGTTCTAATAATTTATCTATTTCATTTTTGTTTTTACCTAACTCATCTCTACTTTTAATTTTCATCTTTATTCTCCTCCATTACATATTATCTATTTTAATCCCTTTAAGATATAATTCATTTTTTATTTTGAATATGTAACTTCTTTTATACCCTCATATTATTTTTCTTTTCTATACATATTATACCACAAATAGATTAAAAAATAAACATGTTAAGTGAAATTAAAATGAAAATTTTATATTATTTTTTTAATTCTACTTTATATTAATAATTTACACATTATAAGCCCTTAATTCTACACTTTCTTCACTTCATACATCTAATTTTTATCTAGGTAGCTATTCCAATCCAACATATTCTATATTAAATTAGAATAACTACCTAGATTTCATACAAAAATATTATATTCTGTCTATACGAGGGGTGTCTATTTTTCTCCACTTCACTCATTTTTGCTTCCCCCATTTATTAAATTTATCCTCTTTCGTTTCGTTCTAATTTGTATTTAATTCTAATATCCCATAGCAACCATATTATTCATTATTGTAGGATTAAATTTAAATCTATCTTTTATATTGTTATATTTATTAATTACTTCATAATATTTAACATTATGATCTTCACAGTATTCTTTTAATTCACCGTAAAGATACATGTATAGTTCAGCATCTAAATCTTTAGCCTTATTTATCATTTCTATTTTATCAAACGCTTTTTTAAAACTGAATCTTTCTTTATTAAAATTCCTTACATTGTCTCTCTTAACACATCTTAGATTTTTACCTTGTTGAACTTCTAGTCCCTTTTCAACTCTTTGCATTAATTTATCATTGGCTCTACCTAATTTGTCTATTAATTTACTTTTATCTATTGTCATCATTTGTTCTGATAAAACGATACTTCTCTTAGTTAATCCACAATCTCTTAAGTCCTCATATGTAGTAATTTCAGTATGTTGTGGGTACACTTTATTTATTTTACTACTTATAGGTAAAATGTTTACAATATTAGCATGTTTGTTATTGCCCTCTCCACTGATAATTATACATGGTCTTAGACCTGTTTGTATGTTGCTTCCAAAAACCTCTTTAGCTTCTTGTGGGATCTCAACCATCCATACGTCTCCTCTTCTTACTTCCATTCTTCTCTGAATTTCTTTTAACGCTTCTATACTTCTTAACATTTTAACATTCACTCCCCTTAATTATTAACTTAATTTTACCATTTTTTTTAATATTGTCAACACATATTTTTAATTTATTTTTATTTTGTTATTGATATGTGTTTTCATATCTTAACTTGTTTTAAGTATAACAAATAGAAGTGCGAATGTCAACACTTATTTTTAAAATAATTTAATTAATTTTTATATAGATGTATTTTAAGGGGAGCTTTATAAATATATCTATATAAAGCTATTCTTTCTTTACAATTTTAAATATATTAATCACATTTTCATAATCATTAGTGTTTTTATTAAGAGTATCTGTCAACTTTAAATTGTCACAGCTGTTATTTTTAGAAATATTAATAGTCTCATTGATTTTTCACTTATAAGGAGTCCATTTGCCTCTACCTAAATTTTTAGTTTTTTCTATTGTGGTTAGGTTATAAATAATATAAATCTTATTAAAATTCATTATAAATTTTAATAAATATTATTTTTTATTAGTCAATATAACTTATATAATTATCAATATTATTAAAATAATAATATATCATAGTCATATTAAGCTATATTTACTCTAATTGGATGTAACCCTACACCCTCTATCTCGTCAGCTTTCACATTCGAGAGTACTTTTCTCATTATTTGATATGCTCCATTTACATCAGCATTGATTTTAACACCATTGTTGCTTACAAATAATCCTCTATATACTCTTCTCTTCTTATTATAGTTTTCTTTATTAGGTAATTCGTTGTCTAAAAAGCTAGTTCCACTTGTATAAGATTCTTCAGTTATAATTATATTTAATCCTACATTTTCACATTTATAAATTAGCTTATTTATAAATTCTTGATGTGGTATTCCTACAAATGATTGATTAACTACTTTAGACATATTGCTTTCTCTTTTCCAATCCTTATTATTACCTACAATAATAGTATTGATATTATTTGCTAAAGCATAATCTATTACTTTTTTACTAGCTTTATGAACAAAGTCTATTATTTTATTATTTCTTTTTATAGTTAATCTGTTCATTCTATTTGTATAATCCAAATTATTCATTCTCTTAGCTATTTCTTTATAATAGCTTAATTTCTTGTTATAGTATTTGTTTATTGATTTTAGACCTTTACCATTGATTATTATAGGTTTTAATCCTATATTATTAACAACAGTTGCAAAGTTATCTAAACCAATATCAATACTTATATATTTACCATTGTCATTTAACTTTTCTTTCTTTTCTATTTTATAAACTACCTCAATAACATAATGCTTATTTCTAGGCAATATTCTAACTTGCTGAAGATTACCATTTATATTAGTTTTCAATTCATACTTATTAAAACATTTAGGAAATTGAATATATTCTTCTTTTTGTTTACAATTTTGATTGGTGAATACTAAAATATTTTTACCATTTTTCTTCTTATACTTAGGTAATTTAGGTCTTCCATTATACTTTTCTTTATGTTTAGACCAATCTTTTATACTTTCAAAAAAACTGATCCAATTCTTATCTAATAATTTTAAGGTTTGTTGAGATACCTGTGACATAAGAGATTTATAATCTATACCATCTTTAAGTAAAAATTCTAAGAAATCATATCCTAAATACTTATTATCTTCATTAAAGTAATTTATTAATTTTAATTTCTTGTTTAATTCTTTGCCTTGTTTAATTGCTCTTTGTTTGGCTTTTTCAAAATTAACTTTTCTAAGTTCATTAAACTCATTAACTTTAGCATTAATACTATTTAAGTACTCATGTTGTTCAGTAGTTAATTCTTCATCTTCTTTTAATTTTGATGTTAATATGAATACTTGTCTAAGTTGATAATTAGCATAATTATATAGATTTTTAGATAAAAAAGTATAATGATTTAACAATTCATATAATTCATGATTTTGATTTATCATATGTTTTTCAACTCTCTGAACAGTATTATCATCTTTTTTCGTTGTCATAACTTTTTCACCTCCTTATTTTAATATAATTATAATTTAATCTTCCTCTTGCAATACTTCTTTAATTTTGTTACATTTTCTTTTAGAATACATTTTCATGCTATAACAATGTAATAAACTAACTATTTCTTCAAACACTTCTTGACTGTCTAGTTTTTCAGAACCAATCTCACTCATTACAACTATTTCACAATGATATTTTTTAAATAAATAGTAGAACAATTCAAACCCTACTCTTGACAATCTATCTTTATAGGTGATTACAACTCTTTCTACCTTATTTTGAATAATATCATCTAACATTTTAAAAAAGTCTTTTCTTTTATCAAAGCTAATTCCACTTGCTACATCTTGAAATACATTATTTATCATCCATCCATTAGAAAAGCAAAATTGTTTTAATAATTGTACTTGATTTTCCAAATCCTTCTTTTGTTTGGGAGTAGATACTCGAGCATAGATATATGTTTTTCTTTCTACTCCTTTATTAAAAAGTTTAAATACATCTTCTTGATTATAGTCATAGCGACCATTTGGCAAAGTAATTGTTTTTATAATGCCTTCTTTCACATACTTAGTTAATGTTGGTCTTGTAATTTGTAGTAATTCTAATACTTCTTTTGATTTCATATGACTTCCTCCTTCCATATTTATATAATATCATACAAATATTAGAATTACAACATTTTTTATTAAAATTTTTAACAATATTTATTAACTTTAATATTATTGTTAACTATATTTTTTTAAATTAAATTTGCTTTTAAATACTATATATTGCTCCTCAGTATCCTCCATATATTCCTGTCCATTTTCAACTATGTATAGACTATTATTTATAATATCACTATAAACCTCAGGATATTGGTCATTATAGATATTAAAATTATAAGTAAATAAGTTCATATTCTTCTTCAACTTAGATTCTTTAATCATTCTTTCTGCATATGATGTTATTGACTTTAATTCTTTGTATTCTTCTAATATATCAGCACTATTTATAATTTTTCCATCTTTAGTTTTATACTTATAAATTAAATACAATTGAACAGATTTGTTTTCTATAAGCTTCATACTTTCAGATATAGCCTTAAATTTTATGTTAACTAAATTATCATTAAATTCATTTAAATTATTATTACCTTGTTTTTGTGATTCGTCTTTTAAATGATTAATACATTTTAAATAATATTGTGTAAAATCTTTGTTAGTTAAACATTGTTGGATATCTTCATTTTTAAGATCATATGATACTCTAAAATCACCTCTATATGTATTTTTAGTCTTATCCATACTAAAGAAATAAGCGTATCCTTTGTCTTTACCATTTCTATTAATTCTACCTAAGAATTGTTCTTCACTTTCAAGTATGGATATATCTTTTAATCCAACTTCCATATCTATATCTACTCCTGCCTCAATTACTTGAGTTGATATAACTACCACGTTCTTATTTTTAAAATCTCCTTTATCATCTTTTTCATTTAATTTATTAATTACATATTTTCTATACAATTGATTATCTTGATTTGTTAATTCAAATACCAAAAAATCATCATTATATTTACTTTTAATTCTATCATACATTTCATCTGCTGAATTAACAGTTATAAATTCAACCAATATCCTGTTTCCTTTTGTGTCATCTTTTATAATGTCATCTATTTTATTTTCCACATCATCTATAGTAATACTTTCATTTTCTAGCATACTAAAATCTATGCTAACTCTTTCTTTAAATATAGGATTATCATAATATCGTTTAGTATCATTTATTAACTTACACACGCTATCTCTTTTACATTCTTCTAAGAATAAATCTAATGTTGGTAATGTAGCTGACATTATTACAAATTTAACATTTAAAAACTCAGACAATATATTAAATATTTCTATCATCTTATTCCATAACAAATGATTATAACTTTGAATCTCATCTAGTATTATTACACTATTACAAATTTGACTAAAAGCCAAATTACCTCGTCTTCCATATCCAAATAATATGCTAAATAAATTTATATGAGATGTTAATGTAATCGGATATTGTAAAAATTGATATTTTAGCAAGTCGTTATCATAATCTTCATCATTATTTTTTATTTCTTCTATAGAATTTATAGCTACAATATCTACATTTGCTTCAGAAAAATTATTGTATAAAACACCTTTAGTTTGCTCTATTAGTGTGTTAAAGGGAAACGTATAAATAATCTTATTTAAAGTTTTGTTATTGATTAACAATTGTAATGCTAAATTTTGAGATATATTAGTCTTACCACTACCCGTACAAGCTTCCAAAAAATATATGTTTTTATCTAAATTATGTGTAAGATTTTCTTCGGTTTCTAAAAATATATCACACCTTGTTTTATTTATATTTGTATCTTCAAAATAATTATTGTCTTTTTTATAATTTGATATATTTTTATAAATATCTGTAGATTGATATTTATTATTACATTCCTTAATCAATTTTTCATCAAACAAACTTAATTCAACTTCATTATTTATAAAAAAATGATGTGTTGCAAAGCTATCACAAGTTATTAAAATGCTATATAAAAATTTATAAAATACATATTGTATTAAATTGTCTTCTTTGTATTCATAACTTCCAAACCCACTAAAATCAATATTTATATTATCTTTATCATAATATTTAATAATTTTAGGATTATTATTGATTTTATCTTGTAATATCTTTAAATCTTCTATATATCCTATTTTATCAAAGTTATATAGTCCAGTATGATGGCATTTTATTAAAAAGCTTAGTCTTAATAAAACATCTTTTATTAAAGTTTTTGTTTGATTATTTTGTTTTCTATTATTACTGAATGTATATTCCTTAATATTATTATATTCTATATCTATAAACAACAATGCAGATAATTCACTATGGTAAGTGTAATCTATATATTTTTCATCTAACTTGTTATCCATTCGATTTTGTTGAAATCCCAGTCCAATCTTACCTATATCATGATAATATAGCATTCTTATAATTAGATCCGATATAAATTTTGAGGTTTCCTTAGACTGTTTATCTTCTTTTATTAGTATTTCATTTATCATTTTTGTTAATATTTCGGTATAATTATGCGTTTTATCTATTTTATTGTAATAATATTGGGTTAGCATAGAATGTTGGTATAAAGTCTCTTTTGCTTCTTTGTTTATATGTGCATATATATTATCTATTTTTAAATCAAACATCTTTAAAATCCTCCTTTCTTAATCTAAAACTTCGTTTAAGAACATATAATGTTATCTATTAATATACTAATCCTTGCGAATTAAAACTAAATATATTTAAAAATAAACTATATTATAGATTAATCTACATTTATTTCTATTTTAACATATGCAAATTAAAGTTTAAACAAATATTGTTATTTATTAATGATTAATGTATTTATAAGTTTCAAAATAACTACTTTATTTAAAAACAAATCTTGTTATCTATTAATTATAAAGTCAATCGGACAAGCAAGAACCATATAAATGATTTAAAAACAAATCTTGTTATCTATTAATACACTATTAAAAATGACTATAGAAGAGAGTACAGAATTTAAAAACAAATCTTGTTATCTATTAATGTTACAAGAATTGATTTTTGCTTATTCTCAATTTCAATTTAAAAACAAATCTTGTTATCTATTAATGAATACTAAAGTTTATCAAAACTACCTAGCTAAACAATTTAAAAACAAATCTTGTTATCTATTAATATCAAGTGTATCACCTCCATAAAAAAGATTATATATTTAAAAACAAATCTTGTTATCTATTAATTAAAGTAGAATTTGAAGGTAAAGAATACACTATCGGATTTAAAAACAAATCTTGTTATCTATTAATCTAATGAGAATGTGTCCAAAGTGTGGTAAACTAATATTTAAAAACAAATCTTGTTATCTATTAATGTCCAAACTTTAATTACTCTTCCACTTTCAATATCATTTAAAAACAAATCTTGTTATCTATTAATAATATCACATTTATTTTTCTTATAATAATCCCTTGCATTTAAAAACAAATCTTGTTATCTATTAATCTCATTTATTTTAAACACATTCCATCTTTCACTCAAATTTAAAAACAAATCTTGTTATCTATTAATGTATACTCATTGGTGGATGCTTTCATTTCTTCATTGATTTAAAAACAAATCTTGTTATCTATTAATTAAATCTTCTTTATCTTCAAAAGTTATTTCTTCTTGATTTAAAAACAAATCTTGTTATCTATTAATGTATTGCTTGTTTTTCATCAAAATGGAATATACTTAAATTTAAAAACAAATCTTGTTATCTATTAATTCATAAAATGAACTTAAAAAATATTTTAACAATTTAAAATTTAAAAACAAATCTTGTTATCTATTAATATAATTCGCTATTTGGGTGTGCTTTGAATAACACAATTTAAAAACAAATCTTGTTATCTATTAATGGTTGTTGTACTACTTGTATACCTGCATTACCAAATATTTAAAAACAAATCTTGTTATCTATTAATCATAGGATTAAAGCCATTTTTATCGTTTGTATTTTCTCTATAACCATTATATATCAACGGTTCATCTTATATTTTCCCAACCAAATTGAATTTTTTAAATAATTAATTCAAAAACTCTATCAAAGTATTGTATTATACGCCTTTAATTAATAATATATATTTATTTTAGTTGGGAAAATTCTATTATTATATATCTAAATTTATAAGAAATATAGAATATTATTATTAATTTTATATATATTGTTCGTATTGTTTAATTCATATATCTCATGGTTTGTATGTACTAATGTATCATAATCATACAATCCTTTATCATCATATCCAATTGGCATAGTTTCTTTTAAAAAGTAAGATATCCTATCTTCACAATACTCTGGTTTGTTAGCCTCAATATCTTTAATGATACTGTAAGGAAATAGACTATTTATTTGTGCTATATCATCATGAATATCTTCAATATCAATATCTTCTATAAATCGAACATTAGCTATATGCTCTTTTCTTCCTAAATAAATATTATATACACTTTTAAATTCTTTTATATATTCATAAATTTTATCGTATGTAATATCATCATCTTCAGTAATAACATATATATACCAACTTACATCCTCAAGCCATTGTTCTCTAATATTTAAAGTAGTTGGATTATTTAAAGACTTATTTCCAAATTTTGTTGTATTGTTATACACTTGTATGCTCTTGTTAAAATACGATTTATTTGGAACTATAGCTATCCTTAAATGTTTCAATGCATGATAGTACTTGTCCTTATCTAAACCTATAATTGCACCTAATAGACCCAATATACAAGGTTTGTGTATATTAGAATAACTAAAATTTATATGTTGATTAATGTCAGACTTTCTAAAAAAAGCAGTTTTACCACTTACATTGAATTTAAAACCTTTCATTAAAGCTCACCGTTGCCAAAAATCTATAAATATCTATAAATCTTGTTTAATTCCCTATTCAACCTGTTCCATTTTG